GACTTTAGACAAGCGGATGCTGACGCGGGAACGCGAACTATCGACGTAGTAAGTACGGCGGGTAAAGCGGGGTTTGCGGGTGACCGAGGTGTTAATATAACTTGCACGGGTCCCGCCGATTCTATTGTTGCTTGGCACTTAGACTGCGCGGTTACCTATGTAGACTTCGGGTATCCTAAAGAGTTATCTAATTTAATTCTAACCGAAGATGGGGACTTTTTAATAACCGAAAACGACGACTATTTAGAACAAGAATGAAAGATTACATTAACAAAGTAGGCGAGTCTATCCCCAACGTTTTACGGATAGCACAAACTAAGGAAGTAATAAAAGACAAAAGCTCTCTTATTCTATACGGATATTTTGAGGATACGGGATTTAAGGGGTTTTTTAAGAAAATCAAACAAGGCATAAAAGCGAGAACAAATGGCTGAAAAGATAGAAGTAGGTGTAACGATAAAAGGAACAAAAGCGGCCACCCAAGAGATGAATTCCTTAGATAAGGGAATAAAGAATGCGGGTAGTGGTATGCAAGGTCTTATAGGTATTACCGACAAGTTTACTGGAGGCGCGGCAACGGGTATGATAAATGCCTATAAGGGAACATTAAGTTTCATTAAAGGATTAAAACTTACAAAGGTTGCTTTAATTTCTACGGGAATTGGTGCTATTGTTGTTTTGGTTGGTGCTTTAGTAGCGGCGTTTATGTCTTCCGAAGGACAAGCCAAAAAACTCAAAGTTATGATGGCGGGCCTTGGGGCGATTATGGATAAAGTTTCACAATTTGCCGTAGCCTTGGGTGCGGGACTTGTTGCTGCATTTTCGGGGAAAGATGTAACCAAAGCTTACCGAGAAGAAATTGATAAGATGCCAGGTTCTATGCAAGACGCAGTAGACAGAGCAATGGAATTAGAAAGGGCAACTATACGCCTAACGGCTTCACAAAAAGCGTTTTCTATGGCTTCAGCAAACAATGCGCTAATGGCTAAGAAGTATAATGCTATGGCTGAAGACAATAATCGTAGTGTTGAACAAAGAATTGAGTTAACAAAAACCGCTAACGAATTTGAGTTAGAAAGTTTAGCAATACGCAAAGACTTACTCGAACAAGAATTGGCAATTGCGGAAGGATTAAGGGAGGGTGGTGACCGTTCTGCAGAAACATTTGATAGAATACAAGCCGCAAGAACGGCGTTAGTTAATTTAGAAGGCGAAGCGTTTGACACTAAAAGAACCCAGTCGGCTAAAATAAATAAGATAAGAGAAAATGCGGCGAGAAAAGCTGAAGAAGTAGCGCAAAGACAAAAGGAAGGGGCTGAAAAAGTTGCCGCAGCAGAAAGAGCCAAGGCGAAAGCAATAAAAGATGCGGAAGAAGCGCGTGTTAAGTCTATGATTCAAACCCACGAAGAAGGTTTATTATATGTCCTTGAGAACGAAGCAAGAGAATTAGCGGCGTTAGAACAACACTTCTTTAAATTAGAAGAAGCACAACTTGACTATATAGACCACGTAGAAGATAACGAGTTTGCTTTTCAAGAAGGTGAACTTGAAAGGCAAGAAGCACACTTAACTTTGCTTGGTGAAACTTACGAAGAAAAAAAGTTAGCTATTCAAAAGAAATTTGCTGACGCCGCAACTGCCGCACAAAAAGAAATTGACGATAAAGCCGAAGCCGACAAAAAAGCAAAAGACGATAAAAGGATAGCGCAAGAAGAAGCCACCGCACAAGCCATAAAGACCGCAAGAATGAGCGTAGTTTCTGCGGGGTTTGAAGCCTTGGGGGTAATGGCTAAAACCGAGGAAGCACAAAGAAGTTTAGCTATCGCGCAAATTTTAGTCAACCAAGGTATAGCAATGTCAAATGCGGTAGTAGCGGGACTATCAGCAGCGGCCAAGATGCCACAACCAGCGGGATTATTTGCCGCACCTGGCTTTGTTGCAACTGCCATAGGTATCGCTTTAAGTTCTTTTGCTTCTATCAAAGGGGTAATGAACCAAGCGGGAGCGTCTGCCGAAGGGATTGGATCGGGTGGTGGTGGTGTAGGTGGAGGCGGTATTGGAATAGCAAGTAACCGAGAAGGTCCAACGCTTGGATTAACCCCCGACATTTCGGAAGCGGTTACACCTGGTTCTATACCCCCGATAAATGCGTATGTAGTACAAAGCCAATTAGCCGATCAAAACGCATTAGCGGCACAGATACGAACGGCCACAACGCTATAAATAAACAAAAAAGCAAAAGACATTTTTACAGATATGAGAAAGCAAGTAGAACTTTTAATAGATGAGTCCGAAGAAATTACGGGAATAGAGGCGGTAAGTCTTGTAAGGTTTCCCGCGATAGAAACAGACTTCGTATATCTATCCGCAGTTAAAGACAATAAGATGGCGTTTGCTATGGACGAAGACAAACGTCTTCTCATAGGCCCCGCCCTTATTCCTGATAAGTTAATTATGAGGTTGGACGATAACGACGAAGAGTACGATGTATTCTTTTCGAAGGAAACGGTACGCCATGCGATGGAACTTTTTATGCGGGAGGCAAGGACCAACGAACACACGTTAGAACACAATAGTAAAATAGAAGGCGTTACCGTGGTCGAGTCTTGGCTTGTGGAAGACGAAAAGAAAGACAAGAGCGCGCTATATGGTTTTGAACTTCCAATAGGTACGTGGATGTTATCGGTTAAGGTAAACAACTACGACATTTGGGAGAAGGTAAAAGCAAAAGAAGTACGCGGTTTTTCTATTGAAGGATACTTTTCTGATAAGTTGGTAGAGATGAAACAAGGGAAACTTTGTAAGAACTGCCCCGAAGACGAAACTATTATAGCGGAACTAAAATCTATCCTTTTGGAAGAGGTTAAACCTTCGGCAGTATTAAACGGCCAACCCCTTTTTAAGCGATCCCAAGACGCCCAGTTATGGGGTGAGATGTTCCACAACCAAACGGGGTATAGAACTCTACAACTTAACGGCCAAACGCTATTTGGTGCGAAGGAAAGTTTAGAGGCTTACCCTTGGGACGAATGTATAGCTGACCAAATTGCGGAGTATGGTTCTAAGGAAACCGCCGAAAAGATTTGCGGTATGATAAAGAGCAAATATGGTTGAAAATAAACGGATAAAAAAAACTTCTATTAATCTATGTAATAATTTTGCAAAATGACAACAATTCAAAAAATTCGCGAGGTGATGGGTTTGCCCAAAACTAAGCTTTACGCAGAAAGTCGCTTAGACGACGGGCGTGTAATCGTTACCGAAGCCGAGTCGTGGGACGTAGGTGTAGAGGTGCGCATCCTTGACGATAGCGGAAACGCTACCCCCTTAGATGCGGGAACGTACACACTGGAAGACGGCACGAAATTAGTCGTCAACGAAGATTCTCGTCTTGCTTCTTTGGGAGAAGAAGAAATTGAAGTAGAAGTTGAGATGGCAGAAACTATTCCTGAAGCGGAAGAAGAAGGCTACCGTGACGGAATCGACGACGAGAAGGAAGATGTACGCGAAGATATGGATTACGACAAAGTTCGTGATGTTTTGGCAGAGCGTTTTCCTGACCTTGACGAAGCGTTACGCGATGCTATCGCACAAGTTGTTTCGGATATTTATAACGAAAAAGAAGAAGTTGAAGTTGTAGTTGATGAGACTACGGAAGACTTAAGCCAAATCTTAGAAGAAGCCTTTGCTTCAATTAGCAAAAGACTTGAAAAATTAGAGGGCGCACCTGGTTCGAAGGGCGTTTCTCACTCACCTAATAAACTTTCTTCTCAGCACAAGAAGAAGGATTTAACTAATCTAAATGGTGTAGATCGTGCGCTACACATTATTAATTCTCACAGATGAATTTATCATTAAACAAGAAGTACGACTTCGACATTGATGCAGACGTCAACACCTACGCGGGTGAGTTGGCTTTGCCTTACGTAACTGCCGCCCTTCTTGGTGCGGAAACTATCGCCAAAGGGCGATGTAGATTTATTGAGGGTATCGTTGGAAAGACGGTAATCTCAGGACTTGCAACTACGGACACACTACAAGCGGCTTCTTGCGGTTGGAATGATGGTTCTAACGTTGCTTTAACAGAGCAAGTATTGAACCCTTCGGATTTAGCCGTAATGGAAGAAATTTGTAGAGGTACTATGTACCCTACTTGGATTGCCGCAAACGGACGTATGCAACGTAACGGCGAACTTCCCGTAGCTTGGACAGATTTCCTTCTTGGGGCAGTAGCCGAAAGAACGGGAACAAGTTTAGAAGCAAGTATTTGGTCAGGTCTTTCCGATGGGGAAGCAGTACCCGCGACTTTATTGGTTGGATTCTT